TGGGGAGATGTTCTTAACAGAGCAAACCTAGGTATGGAAGTTATGCATGAGAGAAATGCACACAACTTCCCACTTGACCTTGCTTCAGCAGAGTCAACAACAGTTGCTTTAACAGCACCTTCAATCGGTTAATCACTTAACTGATATCAATACAGGCACCTTCGGGTGCCTTTTTTATAGGAGAAAAAATGGTAGCATCTACCCTACAACAACCAACAAGAGGTTGGTTTGATGTTCTAGATGACTGGTTGAAACGTGACCGATTTGTATTCATAGGTTGGTCTGGTCTATTGCTTTTACCATGTGCTTATCTTTCTATCGGTGGTTGGTTCTTAGGAACTACCTTCGTTACAAGTTGGTATACACATGGTATTGCATCTTCATATCTTGAAGGAGCAAACTTTTTAACAGCAGCAGTGTCCACACCTGGCGATGCTATGGGTCATAGTCTTCTGTTCCTTTGGGGACCAGAGGCACAGGGTTCATTCGTTCGTTGGTTACAACTAGGAGGTCTATGGAATTTCGTAGCACTTCATGGTGTGTTCGGACTCATAGGTTTTATGCTTCGTCAGTTTGAGATAGCAGGACTTGTAGGTATCAGACCTTACAACGCACTAGCATTCTCTGCTGTAATCGCAGTCTTTACTAGCATCTTTTTGATCTATCCTTTAGGTCAACACAGTTGGTTCTTCGCACCTTCATTTGGTGTCGCAGCAATCTTTCGTTATATTTTATTCATTCAAGGTTTCCATAACATAACTCTAAATCCATTTCATATGATGGGTGTAGCAGGTATATTAGGAGGAGCATTACTTTGTGCTATTCATGGTGCAACAGTGCAGAATACTTTGTATGAAGATTCATCTGTTTATTCAGATAATAAAATTCAAAGCACAACATTCCGTGCCTTTGATCCTACACAGGAAGAAGAAACTTACAGTATGATTACAGCAAACAGATTCTGGTCACAGATATTTGGTATTGCTTTC